CCCTGAGTCTGCTGTTGTGGCTCCCCAGGCGGCTGCTGTGAGTGGTGATGGTGCTCTTTCGGGGGCCATTCAGAACCCTCAGGCATACCAAGCCCAAATCAACCGTAGGCAAGCACAGGTTTCCCACGCTGTTACCCAAGCTCCTACGCCTGAGATGGCTGTAGTGGCGCATCAGATGGGCGGTGAATCGTCTCCGGCAATCAAGCAGCAGGCTTTTGACGCTGTGATGGATAAAGCATCCGCTAACGAGAAGGAATACCTGAAGAAATTCGTGGAGCCTTTGATCAAGTATGGGAAATAAGTGAAAACCATTGAAGTTTTGAACCTGCTGGAAGCCTTTGGACGCATTGAAGGCTCTCCGGCACTAACTAACGAAGAAAAGGCCGGCATCGGGAAGGAGATATTGCGTCAACTTCCCTTTGCACACCTTGCATCTGCCTCACACGCCTCTATTGAAGCCGTTTCTAGGTCCATTGGAGAACGTGTAGCAACCTTGGAGAAAGAGAGTGAGCGAAGAATCGCCGAAGACACCCGGAAGATCGACAGCCCGGGTAAAGAAACACAAAAGACCCGACAGCCACTTCGCAAAGCTCCAGCAAACCCCTGAGGGACGTGCTCAGTTAGCTGAGTGGCGGTCTCGGAGTAGTCATTCTGGGCGTCCCCATGGGGCAACCGATGGGTTCACTCAGAAGACTCGTACCAAAATGATCGCTAAGGCCCGCGCCGAGGCAAAGGACCTAATGATTCATATGGAAAAGAAAGGATACGTCATCCCGAAGGATGAACATGCCAAGGAAGCCCTGGAAGTTGTGATTACGGAGATGCGCCGCAAGGACATTAGCCCTAAGGACAAGATTTCAGCCGCTGCCTTGCTCCTCACGTACACCCTGGCTAAACCGGCAACGGAAACCACGCTGAACGTGAAGAAGGCTGAGGATTTCCTCAGTGACTTGGCTAAAGAGATGAAGGACGAGAAGTAATGGATCTAGTGAAGTGCATCAAGTGCGCTGAAGAGAAGCCACGGGATGCCTTCGGTAGAAACCCAGGGAAACTCAATGGCCTTCAGTCGCGCTGTCGGGAGTGTGACCGGAAGCTCAAGGCACAAGACCCCGACAAGCGTCGTTGGGATCAAATCAAAAGACTCTACGGACTCTCAAAGGAAGGCTTCATGGTCCTCTGGCAGAGCCAACAGGGTCGCTGTGAAATCTGTAGTGACCACCTATCCCTAGACAGGAAGGGCGGCTTCGCTACAGACCACAATCATCTGACCGGGGAAGTGCGGGGACTACTGTGCAAACCCTGCAACCACGCTCTCGGCTTGTTCAAAGATTCGCCCTCAGTCTTAGAGGCTGCGACAGTTTACCTCAAGACTAAAGGACATTATGGACAGTGTATCGGAGGTACGTAAAAGGCTATTCACTGATTTCGAGTTCTATGCAAAACACGCACTGAAGATTCGAACTAAGGAAGGCACGGTAGTACCGTTGGTCCTCAACGAAGCCCAAAAGATTTTCATCAAGGCTGTCATCAGGCAGCTTCAAACAACCGGGAAGGTCCGAGTCGTCGTTCTGAAAGGGCGTCAGCAGGGTCTTTCCACCATCATCGAAGGGATCATCTATTGGTGGACCTCGCAGCACAAGGCTGTCAAGGCCATCGTTATGACCCACCTTGGGGAGTCCACTAAGGCGCTGTTTGACATGTGCAAACGGTACCACGAGAACTGCCCTGAGATTCTCAAGCCCACCACGAAGTACTCCTCGCGTAAGGAACTAGCATTCTCCCTGCTCGATAGCTCCTACATGGTCGCTACGGCTGGTGGTGAAGGTATTGGTCGTGGTGAAACCATTCAGTTGGCTCACCTGTCCGAAGCTGCCTTCTATCCCCCAGCGACCGCTAAGGACAACATCAACGGTCTGATGCAGGCCATCCCGAATGCCAAGGGAACCTTCGTATTCGTTGAGTCCACGGCTAATGGTATCGGTAACCCATTCCATGACATCTGGGTCAATGCAGTCAACGGTACCAACGAGTACGAGGCCGTGTTCATCCCTTGGTTCATCCAGACTGAGTACCGCATGGAGGTCCCCGAGGGATTCGAAAGGACCCCGGACGAGGACAAGCTAGTCAAGGAGTATGGCCTAGACGATGAACAGTTGATGTTCCGCCGTCGAAAGATCGCAGTGAACGGCCTCGAGCTGTTCCAACAGGAATACCCGTGCCACGCTGATGAAGCCTTCCTGACCTCAGGTCGCCCTGTATTCAACCCTCAGCAAGTCCAAGCTCTCATCAACACAGCCCCTGACATCAAGCAGCGCCTGGAGCTTATCGGTGACGATTTTGAGGCTACTCCTCGAGGTGATCTCTTGCTGTACCGCACGGTTGACCCAGGCGAGTCCTACTACATTGGGGCTGACGTTGCCATGGGTATCCGAGGTGGTGACTGGTCCGTAGCTCAGATTCTGGACTCCAAGAAGAGACAGGTAGGTATCTACAGGTCCCAGGTTCACCCTGACTACTTCGCTACCGTCCTAGAGAAACTTGGGCACTTCTTCAACACCGCGAAGATCGCAGTCGAGAACAACAACCACGGAATCCTGACTGCTACCCGTCTGGGCAAAGACCTTGCCTATCCCAACATCTACTTCGAGACCAAGGTTGACACACAGACCGAGGACGAGACCATCACCTACGGCTTCCGTACCACTGTCAAGACCAAGCCTCTCATTATCGACAAGCTTCGTGCTGCGTACCGTGAGAAGGACATCGAGGTCTATGACAAGTTGACCCTTCGTGAGTGCCTTACTTACGTGGTCAAGGACGATGGAAAGATGGAAGCGGAGTCTGGGTGTTACGACGATTGTGTCATGTCCCTCGCAATAGCGAACTTCATACATGAAGGCCACTTCACTCCCGTGGAGAGTACTTCTGAATATTACATCGAGATGATTTAAACAATGGCTAAGGCTTCCAAAAAGTTTCAGCCTGTGGATGACAGTGAACTCAAGGTTATCGTAGGGAAACACGTTCAATCGAGCGTGCTCTACTATGACTCGAAGCTGTCCAAAGAGCGTATGGATGTCATGGAGTATTACCATGGCGAACGTCCAAAGCCCGCTCACGCAGGTAATAGTAAATATGTCAGCATGGATGTCTTTGACGCTGTTGAATCACTCAAGGCAGTCCTGCTAGAGACGTTTAGCGCAGGTAACAAGATTGTCTCCTACGATCCCCAGACTGACGCTGATGTCGAGCCTATGCGGATCGCAACGGAGTACGCCGATTATGTCGTGCACCGCCAGAACGATTCCTACGGCATCTTCTCGAGCATCATCCAAGATGGCCTGATGGCTCGTAACGGGATCGCTAAGGTCTATTGGAGCGAAGAGTACGAGGACCAAGAAGAAGAGTTCCACAACCTGGACCTTCAGACTGCCGAACTGCTCTCCAATGACCCTGATGTCTCCGATGTCTCCCTCGAGCACAACCCGGACACCGGACTGTTCGATGGCACCTTGATTCGAAAGGTCGACAAGTGCCAAGTGAAGATCGATCCGATTCCCCCTGAGGAATTCCTGATCACCTCCACGGCTGCATCGATTGAAGCGGCTCCCTTCGTAGCCCATAGAACCCGAAAGACTCGAACTGAGTTGATCAATATGGGGTACTCGAAGAAGCAGGTCTACGCTATCGATGATAACGATGGTGCCGATGAGATGAACATGGACCCAGAGCGCCTCGCACGCTTTGAGGACCTTGGTGTTGGTCTCCTGAACCTGGACGAAGTAGAGAACCAGGAACAGACCGAGCATGTGATCGTGTATGAAGCGTACATGAACATCGACATGGATGGTAAGGGTACCGCCAAGTTGTGGAAGGTCACAATGGCTGGTAACACCATTCTCGACAAGGAACAGTGCGACAAGAAGCCGTTCCTCTCGTTCTGCCCGGTACCTTTGCCCCATGCGTTCTATGGAGGCAACTATGCTGCCCGAGTGATCCCTACGCAGAACGCTCGTACTGTGCTGGTCCGCGGCATTCTGGACCATACCGTAGTCACCAATAACCCCCGCATGATGGTGGTGAAGGGTGCCGTGACGAACCCCAAGGAACTCCTAGAGAACCGTGTGGGTGGTCTGGTGAACGTGACGAGGCCTGACGGCATCATTCCGCTCCCGCAGCCGGGTCTTAATCCCTTCGTGTTCCAGACGATTCAACTGCTGGATGACGATAAGGAAGAGGTCACTGGGGTATCAAAGCTGTCCCAAGGTCTCAATAAGGATGCAGTGTCGAAGCAGAACAGTCAGGCAATGGTGGAGAACCTTGTCGGCTTGTCTCAGCAACGCGAGAAGATCATCGCTCGTAACTTCGCTAACCACTTCATCAAGCCCTTGTACCTCGAGGTCTATCGTCTGGTTCTGATGAACGAGAAGAAGACCAAGATCGTAAGGCTCGCAGGGAACTTCACGGAAGTGAATCCCCAAGAGTGGACCGAGGAAGTCACTTGCACCATCGAGTTGAAGCTTGGCTACGGTGAACAAGCTGCTGAGGCTGCGAAGTACATGGGTCTCCACGCGTCCCTCTCGGCAGTAGATGGGGGCACTGGCCGTCTCTATTCCGAGCAGAACAAGTACGCAGTGGCTCAGATGGCGCTAGACAAGACTGGCATTAAGCAGATCAACCGCTTCCTCACTGATCCTAGCACTCTCCCGCCTGTCCAGCCTGATCCTAATCAAGTCAAGGCCCAGGAACTCGAGGAACGCCAAGTGGCTGTCCAAGAGCAGATGGCTAAGACATCGGCCCAGAAGGTATCTGATCACGCGACCCTTGAACAGATGCGCCTCCAGATTGAGCAGATGCAAGCTCAGTTGGATGCACAGAACAAGAACCGTGAACTCGGTATCAAGGAATTCACTGCTTCGTCTGAACTGGCTCTCAAGACCCATGAACTGGACCTTGTAGAGAAAGAGATGGAGATGAATCCTCCGCAAACCCAAGCGGTCCTCAAGACCTAACGATCCCTCATGAGCGAAGAACTCATGCTCAAACGAGGATTGGCGGCTGAAGTGCTTCTGGAGACAGAGGCCTTCACCGTCGTCATCAACGAGCTATACAACCAATACCTTGCGGAAATAACTGAGAGTGACCTGGGAGCCAAGGAGAAGCGTGAGAACGCCTTCTACCAACTCCGAGCACTCCAGAACGTCACCGCAGAACTCCAAAGTTGGGTCTACGCCAAGGCCCAGCTTCTTACCCCCACTGAAGAGTAATCAAACACTATGACCACCCAATCGGGCGTCAACGCTGAACAAAACGCCGCGTTGTCCTTTACTGAAGATGACGCAGCAGAACAATTTCTGTCTAGATGGAGCGATAAGGACCCTGAAGAGGTATCCGAAAGCCCTGAGGAAGAAGACGTAGCTCAAGAGGACGATGAACCGACTGAGCACGAGGCTGAAGAAGAGCATGAAGAAGCCGAAGGAACCGATGAGGACCCTCAAGAGGACGAATCTGAAGAGACCGATGAGCAAGACGAAGGTGACGATGACGAGAAGGAGCCTGTAAAGAACGGCAAGACTCTCGATGACGAAGCCAAAGTCAAGATCAAGGTCGATGACGAGGAGTTGGAGGTATCCGTAAAGGACCTGAAGCGTCTCTATGGTCAAGAAGCAGCACTGACGAAGAAGTCTCAGCAGGTTGCATCTCAACGCAAGGAAGTGGAAGCCGCTAACCAGAAGGCTGCTGCACAGATTGATCGCATCTATCAGAAGGCTGCTGCCCGTTGGGAGCCGTATTCGAAGATCGACATGCTGGTAGCAAGCAAGCAACTGGATGCTGAGTCTTTCACTGCCCTCCGCGCTGAAGCACAGGCTGCATGGGATGACTTTCGTTTCATCACCCAGGAAGTAGACACGTTCGTAGCGAATGCTAATGAACAACGTCAACAAGCAATGAAGGCTGCAGCAGTAGATGCTGTCAAGACCCTTCAAGAAAAGCTGCCCGGCTGGAACCAGAAGGTTTATGACGAAGTTCGGTCCTATGGGATCGATAAGGGCTTGGCACCCGAAGTCATCAACAACATGGTCGATGCCAATGCACTGCTGATTATCCACAAGGCAATGCAGTTCGACAAGGCGAAGAGTGTCGTGACCAAGAAGGTCAACAACACACCCAAGAAGGTCCTGAAGACCACCAAGGCAGTCACATCTAATGACGCCAAGGTCGATAAGACCACCAAGGCAAAACAGCGTCTCAAGACCTCGGGTTCCACCGACGATGCTGCAGACCTGTTCTTGGCTCGCTGGGCCGCTGAGTAATCAATCCCTCTCTCCATTTAGGAAAACACAATGAGCAATACCGCATTTAAGACGTACGACCAAGTTGGTATCAAGGAAGACATCAGCGACGTTATCTCGAACATCTCGCCTACGGCTACCCCGTTCCAGACGATGATCAAGAGCGAGAACATCCAGAACACGCTGTTCCAATGGCAAGAAGACTCGCTGGCTACGGTTGCTGTCAACGCAACGCTTGAAGGCGCTGATGCTACGGACAGCGTGCTGAACCCGACCGTGATGCGTTCGAACTACACCCAGATTCTCTCGAAGACGGTGCGAGTGTCGAACACGGCTGATACGGTCAGCACCTATGGTCGTGCCAAGGAAACGGCTTACCAACT